GCCCCCCCAAGAAACTATTCAGGAAGAACCAGAGGTAGCGCCTATGGAGATCAATAAAAATATGACACAGGAGCTAAGAGGATATGCCGGATTTTTGCATATCCGCTGTGAACACTGTGGTAAGACAAAGACCTTCTGTACCAAACATCAGCTTAGTTATTACGGCTGTAAAGAATGCGGCAAGAAGACGGACCTGAAGAATTTGAAACTGGCATTTATCAACTGTGAATGCGGCGGTACAACAAAATATTTTACGAATGAGACTGCAGAGCTGATCGAGCTGAACTGTATAAACTGTGGTATGCCTGTTGCGCTGAAATACAATGCCAAGAAGAAACTGTATGAAACGATAAGGAGCTGAGGCAATGGCAGAAAAATATAAAACCTGTAAACACAGTACCGGCAGAGCAGGTGTGCTGATCGTATACGTCCACCCGACCTGTCCGAGGCTGTCAATGATAAAAGGCACCTTATGTAGCAGTAAGATCCGCTGTCGGGAGTGTAGAAGCTGAGAGGAGAGAAGATGACGCTGAATGAATTAACAAATAATCAGAAACGCAAAGAGTTTCTGGATAAATATACAGGATGGAACTTGTGGCTTGCTGTGCCGGAAGTAAGCGAAAAGTATTATTCTTATTCACTTCCGGACAATACAATGATCATCGTCAAAGAAACTGAACATACAAAAGGTGATGACTGGTGGAAGAAAGACGAGCGCGGCGGCTATTACGTTACCACAGAATACTATCTCCTGGAAGGTGATTGGAAGAGATTCGCAGACTGCAAAAAGAGTATGACACAGATTATTGAGCATCTGAGAGAGGTGAAACAATGATAATGATAGACGTAATCGTTGCAATGGGTGTTGGCGTGCTAATCGGAGCCTTTGGCGTGATCGCCTGGGCATTAAGTGCCGTAAACAAGGATAGAGGTGAAAAAGATGACAGAGACCAAGCAGGGAAAGGCAACGGACCGGAAAGCCACTGAGGCGGTGAACACGATTAGAATTTACTGTAAAAACAATGACATTCACGACTGCGTATTTAACTGTGCGATACGGCAGGTATGCAGAGGATATTTTCGCAATTTGAACGTACCGATGCTGTGGCCGGAAGTGGAGGTACCAGATGATTGATGAGAAGAGAGTGCTGCAGGTTGCCAAGGAATTAAGCATGAACCCGGACAAGGCCAGGAAGCTCCTGGAGGATGCCAGATCAGAGCCGGCAATCATGAAGCGGACACATAGATACGAACAGCTTGTGGGAGGTGACAGAGGTGGACAAGACGGTGCTGGAGCAGTATGTGGAGCTGAAGGAAGAAATCAAAGACCTACATAACCGCATAGACCGGGACAGGCGCAGGCTGGTCAAGATTGAGAATGAGGGTGTGGTTTCTGATACCGTGAAGGGAACCAGGAAGGATGGCACCATCGGTCCGATCAAGATAACAGGCTACCCTTTTCCGGAAGTTGATCAGGTGAAGGGTATGATTAAAAAGCGGGTAGTAAAGCTTCACATACTGGAAGACGAACTGCAGGATGCACTGAATGCAGTAGATGATTTTATCCGGGAAATTCCACAAAGCGATCTGAGAATGATGTTTCGTTTTTATTACCTGGATGACATGACATGGGTGGCGGTAGCGGCAAATATGAACAGCCGGTTTCCGAAACGGAAATACACAGAAGACAGCTGCAGAAAACGCCATGACCGATATCTTGAAAAAATATTATAAAATTTTCAAAATGTCCGGTCATGTCCGCTTCGGCTATGGTAGTATGTATACTGGGATTGGCGAAAAGATTTCATAAAGCTCCTTATTAAGTGATTGCCAGGTGTCACAGCCTGGCAGTTGATTTGGTTAGTACCAGACCAAGGCCAAAGGTACTGTTACTGCTTAGCAGTTAAGCGGCGTTTATGTGTTTTGCAGGAAAGGACTCACTTGTACGATAATCAAGGGAAAAACCTGCTTTGCTGTGACATTCTGGACGGCAACGTATCAGAAGCACAGCCACCGGAACACCTCCCCGATCGGGAGGGAGCATGAGCCGTTAAACCGAGCCGCAGGTTCAAGTCCTGGTGTTCCGATTGGCTTCGCGAGAAGCTACCAAATCACATACCTTTTTTAAAACGTCCTGTAGAAATATGGGGTGTTTTGTAGTATGATGAAAGAAAATGTATGTGGGAGGTATAATGTTGTGGAAGAGAAAGAGGATAACAAAAAAGAGTTATGTTTTGTTATAATGCCAATTAGCGATCAAGGAGATTATCCTAAGGGACATTTCGATAAGGTGTATGAACAAATTTTTCAACCCGCTATAGAAGCGGCTGGATATAAACCATATAGAGTTGACGATAACAAAATGTGTGATTCAATAATGAAAAAAATATTTGATGCTGTATATACTTGTCCAATGGCGCTTTGTGATTTAAGTAATCGTAATCCTAATGTTTTATATGAACTGGGATTGAGGCAGGCTTATGATAAACCTGTTGTATTGGTACAGGATGATAAAACTGAAAGAATATTTGATGTATCAGGCATTAATACAGTTTCCTACAAAAGCAATCGCTTATATGAAAATATACTTGAGGCAAGAGAAAAAATAACAGATGCAATTATATCTACAAAAGAAGGAAGAGAAACATCGATTGTAAAAATATGGCAAGCTGTTGCTGCGGATATTTCTCATGACGATATGTCAAGAGAGGATAAGTTAGAAATAATGATTCGTAGCATGATGAGCGATATACAGGATTTAAAATCGGAAAAAGAAACTAAGATCGTAAATCACAATGTGTATAATAATGAAGTTGGGGTATATCCTAGGTATTTCGAGGAAATGCTTGGATGGCTTAAAGTTGATTTGAAATCAGGAGTAACTAACAAGGAAATAAAAGGTGTGATAAACAGAATTCGAGAAAAATATGATCCAAGTATAGAATGGAGAGTAATAAGGGGTGAACTATATGTTAAATTTAATGTAAGTAGAACAGAGGATGCGGCAGGCTGTCTAATTGAATTAAGAAGGTTAGGAGAGCCTTGTATAAAGTGGCCCAATTTTGAACTTTGAATTTAAATATGTATTATTAATGCACACCAACAAGAGCAGCTCCTTCCGGGGCTGCTTTTGTTACACCCAAAACCAACGAAACAGAGGTGATGAGACATGGCCAGGGCGCCGGACAAGAGAATAGAGCAGGCGAAAGAAATGTACCTGCAGGGGCAGAGGTTGGTTGAGATTGCAAGTCAACTGAATCTGCCAGAGGGCACTGTCCGGAGATGGAAGTGTACTCATAAGTGGGAAAACGAACGCTCGGAAAAGAAAAGCGAACGTTCGCCTAAAAGAAAAAGAGGCGCTCAGCCAGGAAATAAGAATAGTTCTGGCGGACCGCCTGGGAATAAGAAAGCTGAGAAGTATGGATTCTTCTCCAAGTATCTCCCTGAGGAAACCAGGGAGATTTTTTCTGCGATTGACCAGGCTGATCCTCTGGATCTTTTGTGGCATCAGATACAGCTTGCCTATGCTGCAATCATCCGGGCACAGCGGATCGCCTATGTAAAAGACCAGCAGGATAAAACTATTGAGAAAATCGAAGAAAAAGAGGGCAATGTCATTGGCGAGAAATGGGAAGTACAGCAGGCCTGGGATAAGCAGAGCAACTTCCTGAAGGCTCAGGCCAGAGCCCAGGGAGAACTCCGCAGCATGATCAAGCAGTATGATGAAATGCTTCACAAAAACTGGGAGGCAGCTTCTGAAGAGCAGCGTGTACGGATCGCCCAGATGAAAGCACAGACAGAGCGGCTATCTGTTGATCCGACAGATGGTGATGAGGATGGAGTTGAGATTATAAACGATGCGGACGAGAAAGCAGGTCAGAATATCGGAGATCGTAATACCGAAGTATCTTCCGGTGTTCAATAACAAAGCATATAAGCACATCATCTTAACTTCTGGTCGTGCAGGTACAAAATCCAGTTTTGCAGCCATCCGGACAGATTACCAGATCGTAGCGGATGCGCATGGATCAGCGGTGGTCCTTCGTAAGCACCATAACAAGCTTCGGAAGACAGTCTACAAGGAAATGCTCCGAGGTATCAACCGGCTTCAGATTCCAAAGAACCGGTTTTATATTACTAAAAGTCCTATGGAGATCACATACAAAAAATATAACACCACAATCTACTTTTCCGGATCTGATGGCATTGACGACACAAAAGGTATCATTGATGAGGATAAGCCTATTAAGCTGGTTGTCCTGGATGAGTTGACAGAGTTTTTTGATGATGGAGAAGGCGAGGACGAGCTTGCCAACATAGAAGCAACATTCGTCCGTGGAAATAAAGCAGGTTTCCAGATGATCTATTTGTACAACCCGCCAAAGAATCCGAATGCTCCTGTGAACCTCTGGTGTAAGAAGATGGAACAGCGATCAGACTGCATTCACATACATACCGATTACAGGGATGTTCCTGTTGCCTGGCTCGGACAGGATCTGATCGATTCTGCTGAAGCTATGAAAGCAGTGGATCCGAAGATGTACCGCTGGACATGGCTTGGCGAACCAGTCGGAGTAGATGAGCTGATCTATTACATGTTTTCTGATCGGAACAGGAAAAAGCCAGAGCCTGGCAGAAGTTATGATCGGGCATTTATCGGTGGTGACTACGGACAGCAAAATGCCACCACTTATCAGGCATTCGGGCTTGATACGTACAGACAGAAGTTTCCTGGCCTTGGAGAGTATTATCACAGCGGACGCGATTCCGGAACACAGCGAAGCCCTTCAGAGTATGCACAGGATCTGGTTGAGTTTATGAATGATTTGCATGAGGAATATGGGATCAAAGCCTTTTATGTATGCCTGGATCCATCTGCAAAAGGTCTCCAGGAGGAAATCAGAAGAGCAACCAGATCTGGCTTGGATTACAGCGTTCTGATCAGAGATGCAGACAACGACGTAGCTCTGGGTATCAGCCGTGTGCAGAAAGCTTTTGTCTTTGATATTTTGAGCATTTCACCGAAACAGGAGAATCTGATCAGAGAGCTTGGGACCTATGAGTATGACAAGAAGTCCATTGAAAAAGGCAAAGAGGTGCCGGTTAAGGAAAATGATCACGGAGTTGATGCGTTACGTTATGCAGTAATGACGGCGTGGCGCTATATAAAGCAGTGGCTTCCGACCGAAATAATAGATGACAAAGAATATATCGTGGATATCGCGAGAAAGGAGGTTGAAGAGGATGGATATATTTAGTTATTTCCAGAAAAAAGGAATTGATACCGTGGATAAGTCTTTCTACAGGATGATTGCTGTGTGGGAAAGCTGGTACAAAGGAAAGGTACGAAACTTTACCTTTTACCGGGTTTATTCCGGACAGGGAACTTATTCCAGAAAGCAGAGAAAAAGCCTTGGAATGGCAAAAAAACTTTCTGAGGATATCGCGGATCTGCTGCTGAATGAGCGCGTGCGGATCACTCTCTCAGATGAGTCTACGGGAGCATTCGTGGAGAAAATCCTACAGCAGAATCATTTCCTGGTACTGGGAAACGATTACCAGGAACGAAAAGCATATTCCGGAACAGCAGCATACATTCCTTATCTGTATGATGCTGAAGCAGATGGAGAAGGCAGGATTCTGCCTGGTACTGGAAAAATCGGGATTGACTATGTGAGTGCAGCCAATATCTTCCCGATCAGCTGGAGCAATGGGAAAGTGACAGAGTGTGCATTTACATTTCAGAAGACGGTAGCCAGGAAAAAATATGTGCAGGTACAGATCCACAGACTGGAAGAGACTGAGAATGGAATGCAGTATGTAATTGAAAACAGTGTTCTGGAATGCCAGCAGGGCAGCCAGGAAGGCAAAGAACTGAAGGAAGAGGAATGGAAGCTGCTGTCTCCGTTTCGTTATCTTCCTGCAAGGATTGAAACCGGTTCACCTGAGCCACAGTACGTGATTGACCGTCTGAATATTGTGAACAACGCAGACGAGGACGAGAGCAATCCCATGGGCATTGCAATTTATGCAAATGCCATTGATGTACTGAAAAAGCTGGACATTGAGTATGATTCATATACCAATGAGTTTGATCTGGGGCGCAAGAGGATATTTGTTGCACCTGAGATGGTCAAGAATGTTGATGGCAGCCTGGCTTTTGACCCGGAAGACGCTGTGTTCTATCAGCTCCCGGATAACTATGATAAGGACAAAGAAGGGCTGATAAAAGAAATCAATATGGATCTCAGGGCAGACGAGCATTCCAAGGCCATCAATGATGATCTGAATTATCTTTCTTTGAAATGTGGTTTCGGAACTGAGAGATACAAGTTTGACTGCTCCGGTGTGAAGACTGCTACAGAAGTCATTTCAGAAAACTCTGATATGTACCGAATGATCAAAAAGCATGAGGTTATTCTGGAAGACGTTCTGAAGGAACTGGTGAAGATCATTATCAGATTGGGAATTGTCCTGGGAAATCAGCTAAATCCAGAAGCTGAGGTAACAATTGATTTTGACGATTCCATTATTGAGGACAAGGAAGCGGAACGGCAGTCGGATCGTCAGGATGTAGCCATGGGAGCTATGCCGCTCTGGGAGTACCGTTCTAAGTATTATGCAGAGACAGAAGAGCAGGCGAAAAAGAATGTTCAGCAGCCAGAAGAGACGGTGATTGAATGACACAGGGCGAGATTGAAAAACTCACAGTAAAAGTCAGCAACATTTTCTCAGAACTGGAAGTCCGGATCATGACAGATATTGTCCGAAGGATCAAAGAAAATGGTTTTGCGAGTGCTTCTGTAGACTGGCAAATCAGCAGGCTACAGCAGTTGGGAATGGCAGAGGAAGATATCCGTGGATGGATCCAGAGCGCATTACAGGCAACGGATGCAGAGATGGACAGGATATTTTCTGATGAGGTGTACAAACAGTATTACGAGCAGGGGCATTTCTTTAAACTTGCCGGAATGAAGCAGATTCCGCTTGAGGAAAATTTTGTGCTCCAGCAGCTGATTGAGGCGACCAAGAAACAGCTTCAGGGAGAATACCAGAATTTGACTGGTTCTATGGGATTTGCTATCAGAAATCCGGCAACTGGAAGAATTCAATCTTCGCCATTGATGGAGTATTACAGATCTACCATGGATCAAGCAGTTATTGATATTAAGTCAGGAGCATTTGACTATAACACGGTGATCAAACGGACGGTTAATCAGATGACTGCATCAGGGCTTCGGTACATAGAATATGATTCCGGTCACAGGGACAGGATAGACGTAGCAGCCAGAAGAGCAATCCTCACTGGTTTCCGGCAGGTGCAAAGTCAGATTATGGAACAGGTAGCGGAGCAGCCGGGAACAGATACATTTGAAGTCAGTTATCATGTTGGAGCCAGACCCACGCATCAGCCATGGCAGGGAAAGGTGTGGACTCGACAGGAACTTGTTTCTGTGTGCGGACTTGGAGAAGTGACAGGATTGAAAGGAATTAATTGTTATCACGATTACAAACCTTTTCCTCCTGGATCAGCGAGAACCTATACAGATGAACAGCTTCAGAAAATGCTTGATGCTGAGAATACTCCCAGGGAGTACAATGGAAAGCAGTACACCACCTATGAAGCTCTTCAGCAGCAGAGAAAGATGGAGCGTGGTATGCGCGCCCAAAGGGAGAAAATAAAACTCCTTCAAGAGGGCGGAGCTGATGATCAGGAAATAATCTTGGCAAAAGCCAAGTACCAGGGGCAGATGCAGACTTACAAGGATTTCTCAGAGAAGATGAAACTTCCAGAGCAGAAAGCCAGGATCATGCAGGACGGTCTGAAAGGAAAGTTCATGCCGACAAAAGCAGAACTTGAAAAAATAGCGCCTCCGACATTGAAAAACGCGGCAGGGCAGGATATAATCGAAGTTAAGAGAACTACTTTAACTGGAACGCCAAATAGTATTACTCAATTAACCAGCAAGCGTGGTGGGATTGAGAGAAACTATTATGATGAAAACGGAAAACAATATAAGCAAATTAGTAATAATAATCACGGAAATGCTAAAATGCATCCGTACGGTAAAAATGGAGAACATGCTCATGATTATGTTTATGAAGACGGGAAACTGATTGACCGTCCAACAAGGGAATTAACAGAAAATGAGAGAAAGGAGAATCTAGATATATTATGACAGCAAAAGAGTTACAGGATAGAATTGAGAGTTTATGTACTCACGTTCTTTTTGAATATAATGGAAAAGAGTGTGGCGTGGATCCGTTTAATGAGAAGCACTTCGATATGTGGTGCGGAGATGATTTCATGGAAGCACATAGTATTGCTGAAGTGATGAGGGCTCCTTTCTTCGAGGGTAAAGCCCTGGAGGACATTGTTGATTTGCTTGAGCATGTAGAATTATAAAAAATCAATACAGTTATAAAAACAATGATAGCACGTTGAAAAACGTGTTATTTTTGTACTTAAAATTTCCTCTTGACTTTTTGTGTACACCGTAATATATTTATTGTGTACTCAAAAAGTGAGGTGAAGAATATGAGTCCAAGAACAGGCAGACCGAAAAGTGATAATCCTAAATCAGAACAGATTAAGATTAGAGCAACAAAGAAAGATAAAGCATTGCTGGAAGCGTGCTGTGAGGTAACAGGAAAAACACAGTACGAGGTTGTTATGGAAGGAATCAATAAGGTCTATGCCGAAAACAAAAAATAAGAGCGTTACCACCCTGAGAAAGTTGTAAACGCTCTTACCCTGCGAGGAAAATCCTCTGAAAATATTATAGCATTCAAAGGTTTTTCTCGCAATCAAAAATTGAAAGTGAGGAAAGAAAAATGCATAATTTAAAAAGGTTAGAGGTACATGGAATAAAAGTATTAACGACTAGACAGCTTGCAGAAGCATATGAAACTGAGAGGAAAGTAATAAACAATAACTACTTAAGGAATAAGGATAAGTTTATTTTAGGAAAACATTATATTGCAGTTGAGGGGGATGAGATGAGACATCTGAGAACCTCCCCTCAATTTGAGGGCGAGTTGAAAAAGGTGTCTAAAGCTTACTTTTGGACAGAAAAAGGAGCTTTACTTCATGCCAAGTCCCTCAACACAGACAAAGCATGGCAGGTATATGATTACCTGGTGGATTTCTATTTCAGAGCCAAAGAGCAGGAGGCAGAACTTCCGCCAAAGAAAGAGGTTGTTCCAACCCAGACCAAAACAGAACCAATTAAGAGTAAAGTTGCTATTCCACATATGGACGAACCGATATTTGTTTTTAAAAATTTACTGGCACTTGCGGATGAGCAGGGAATCACATTGAAGCTCCAGGACTTACGGAAATTTGACAGCATATTGTGTGGGAAAAACGTTGCAATCCGTAAACAGCAGTTATTTGAAAAAGTAGTATATGAAGTTGCTTATGAACTTGCACATTATTTTATCCATTATAATCAGGGCGATTTAGTTAAAAGCCCATTACAAAAAGATTATGATGAACAGGCAGAACGGGCAGCATTTATGATGATCCGAATGTTGGACATTAAAGTAAAACAGAAATATTGACTATTAGGAGAGCTTGGAAACAGGCTCTCTTTTAATATGCAAAATTTGCGCCGGCGCAAGAGGAGGTAAAGATGATAAAAGTAGCGATTTCTTCCAAAAAAATTCAGATGAACGGTCATGCAAACAGATCTGTCAACGGTCAGGACATTGTGTGTGCTGCCATTTCTGCATTGACCTGCAATCTGATCAATTCCATGGAAGAACTGACAGATAACCGGATAAGAGCTGACACCGATTCCGGAAAGACAATCATAGAATGGGAGCACCTGGATGAAAGAGGACAGCTCCTGGTAGACTCCTGGTTCCTCGGGCTGACAGCCATTAACCAGGAATACAATTGCATAGAGTTTATTTAACCAGCGCAAAATCTACGCTGGTTTTATTATGCCCAAAACATGAAGGCGGTAAAAGCTGTGGGTGCCTGTCGAGGCAATACGGAGGTAAAGAAAAATGAGATATAAACTTATGAATTTACACATTTTTGACGAAGGTGGAGATGGCGGAAACGCCAGTGCCGGAAACCAGAGCGGAAATGGTGGGACTGGTGGCAGCGGCCAGAGAGGAAGCGCTGGATATACATTTGAACAGGCAGAAGAGATTGCCAATAACAGAGCTGAAAAAGCTACACGCGCGGCACTTGCGGATTTCTACAGGAAACAGGGGCTGAGTGAAGATCAGATCACAACAGCCATTGCTGATTTTAAGGCAAAGCAGAAGGCACAGCAGCCAGATGTGGACGCTCTCACACAGGAGCGGGATGCAGCACGGCAGGAAGCACAGCAGCTGAAGAATGAAAAGATATTATCTTCCAAAGGCGTAAAGGCTGAGGACATGGATTATGTTCTTTTCAAGGTCAATAAGCTGGTGGATGATAAGACGGATTTTGCAAAGGCGGCAGATAAATTCCTGAAAGAAAACCCAAGATATACAGGAACCGGTACTTACAGAGTATCTACTTCCACTGGATCTGATAACCAGGATACTGGTGGAAACATGAACATGACGATCAATGACCGGATTCGTGCTGCCGCCAGAAGATGATGGAGGAAATTGAAAGATGAGAAATAAATACATTATGAATTTACACATTTTTGATACTGATGTAAACATTATTGACCGTTCCGGTGCAGAGTCCTTGATTCCGGTACAGGAATCCAATGAGATTATACAAGGCGTTATTACCCAGTCCGCTGTGCTCCAGAGAGGGCGCAGGCTGCCAAACATGACATCCAGACAGTACAAAATGCCGGTACTTGATATGCTGCCGATTGCATATTTCGTTAATGGTGATACTGGGCAGAAAAAGACAACAAAGATGGCATGGGAGAAGAAATTCATTACTGCAGAAGAGATTGCGGTAATCGTTCCAATCCCTGAAGCTGTCCTGGATGATTCTGAGTATGATATCTGGGCTGAGGTCAGACCAAGAGTCATTGAAGCGTTTGGAAAGAAGATTGACGGTGCAATCCTTTTTGGAGATGACAAGCCGACTTCCTGGAGAGCTGATGTTGTGGCAACCGCGACTACAGCGAAATCCGTAGTAACACTTGGCACTGAGGATGATCTGTATGGCAAGATTATGGGAGAAGACGGTTCCATTGCAAAGATTGAGGGGAGTGGCTACTTCGTAAACGCTCATATGGCAGACATTTCCATGAGAGCGAAACTGAGAGGTCTGAAAAATGCCAATGGTGATCCTCTGTTCAAGAGCGACATGCAGAGTGGCACCAATTATTTTCTGGATGGCAGCCCGATGAACTTCCCGAACAATGGTTCCTTTGATAAGAGTAAGGCATTGATGATCTCCGGTGATTTTTCACAGCTGGCTTATTCCATCCGTCAGGATATCACCTTTAA